GTTTTCAATTTCGCCAGTATAGTCGGTATTCGTAATATCTTCTGCAACCGAAGCTCTACGGAAGAACTTAAGAACTTTTTGGCTAAAAATTGAGGGAGCAAAATTACCTGACGGTAAGTTTCCGTACCCCGAACTTGTAGTAAAAGCCATTGTCTTATCCTTCCTCTATTTGAGGTTAGTTATTGAGTTATTCGCCCTTCTGATCGTGCTTGATCAATTTCTTTTTCAAATTTCTCAAATTCCCACGATTTCAGTCTGGCGATGTCGGACATTTTCCAAATCTTTCCTTTCTGATCAGATACTGCAACTTCTTTTGGTTGAGTCTTAGTAACCGTAGCTGCCGCATCATTTCTACTAGATTTGGTAGTAGTTTTTTTAGTAGATATGCCCATCTCTGCTTTGTAAAGGGATATGATTTTTCCTGCCCATTTAGAGTTGGTATTGTTTTTGTAAATACCATTACTAATTTGTTCGGGTTGATCATCGAGCCACTGAATAAAGTTATCTTCAGTTTTTAACTCACCAAAATCAGGGTGCATACGTAATAATTCTTCATATGCTTTTTCTTTTTCTAAAGATTTTTCCCGTTCTTTAACAGATGCTATTTCTTCTCTTAGTTTTGCAACTTTAGCTTCGGTCTGAACTCCTGCTACAGTTTCTACCACTTCAAAAACATCAGGATAACGTTCTTTAAACTCTTCGAGTTCTTCCATAGTTTTTGGAGGAGTTGTTCCTCTTGGCATTTCCTGAACACGAGCTTTTATTGATCTAAGCTCACTTGCTAATTCTTCACGTTCACTTTTAAACTCATTAAGTTTACTATCATAATGTTTTTTTAAATCATCATAACGTTTTTTGTAATCGTGATCTTCTTTAGCTTCTGCAAAACTTTCAGTTGCTCCTTGAGTAGCCACTTCTTCAGTGGGGTCTTGAGCTTCTACTGTTTCTTCAATATCATCGTCATCTTTATCCACATCTTCACGATATTTATTTTTGTAAAGACTTGGATTATTAACTACTCCAAAGGAGTCATTTGGTTTGTTTGCTCTCGCACCTTTTACTTGTGTTGCCATTGTTATTACCTCATTTATTGCAGTGCCACATGGCTGTGGGTAGCTGCTTCGGATGTCAGGGCCAGTGATATTACTGGGTAGCTGACTAAATCTTAATTCTTTCTACAGGTCTTCCTTTTGTATCTGTATCAGGAACTTTGAATTCTTTTTTAGGTATTTGAATTTGTTTAGGATCAACAGTTTTTATATCTACTCCCAAACTATCGTTATACCAATTTAATAAATTTTCTGCGGCATTTTTCATAAAACTTTTTATTTTAGGATCACGGTTATTTAAAACACCGACACTATATGCTCGTTCTAAATTATAATTTGTATCTTTTAGTGCTTTTTTAAATTTATCATACGCTGGTAAGCCTAATCTTCCTGCAAAATGTTCTGCAGCTAACACAGCTTTTATTCTAGGGTTTGGAACGTCTTTTAAACTTTTAAATACTCTGCTATATTCATCTACCTTATATTGCAACATTTGATCGCTTATAAATCTAGCTTCGTCTTGGGTAACATTTAAAGGTTCTCTATCTAAAGCTCTTTGAGCCTTTTTTGTTTTTAAACCAAGATAGGGTTTAAATCTGGTAATTAATTGATCTGTAAATCCTGCATCTTTTAAAGTTTTAACGCTATGCTGCCCTAAATCAACACCTCTTCCTATCGTAACACCACTTATTCCTAGAATTTGTTTTTTTGAATTTTTTGGTATATATGCTTTTGTTTTAATAGGCCCTTCAGATAAGGCTACAGCACCTTCAGTTAACCTTAAAGTTTCATTGACACGTGTTCTTTCCTCACGCATACCTTTTGGCATAACTGGTGGTGCAGGTATAAAACCCTCTTGTTCTTCTATTTTCTTTTTTTTAGGAGTATATTTTTCAGATGGTAAATCACCTTGCCCACCTATGCCGAACAATGGTAAAACTCTATCTTGAATAAATTTTTCAGCGTCATCTACAAACCCTACGGGTTGTACACTATCGTCTTTTACTTTTTCGCCTAAAGCTTTTTTAATACGCCCACCACCGTAAGCACCTGTTAATTTTTTTGTTTCTTCTTGTATTTTTCTAGTATGTTCTTTTCCTCGATTGTTTATTTTACCTAAACGATCGTATCCAATTTCTTTTGCAATTTCTTTAGGGATGTAAACTTCATTTTGAGACACAAGTAACTTAACGTTATCTCTTATATTCATTTTAGGATTTCCAAAACGTAAGTCAACTCCTTTTTCTTGTAAATTAGTAATTGCAGTACTAATCATTCTTTGTATATCTTGTTTACCTGCAAATTCAGCTGCTGCCGCATTAATAATATAATCGCCATCCCTAGCATCCATCGGTTTATCGTCAGCTATTGTTTGTTGAGGAGTTGCTTGTGGATTATATCCTCCTATATATCCGGGAGCTTGCACAGTTGTAGGTTTTTGCATAACCCGTGTGCCTTCAGCCATTCTTTTAGGTTTACCCACTTTTAAAGAATTATATATTGATCCTCCCATAAATCTACTAAGGACAGCAGATGATTTAGGATCGTGGTATATCTCACGTATAGTTTCTTTATCATCGTCACTCATAAGCATGTAACGTTGCTTCATTAAATTTTCAATGTCTTTAGTATTCATATTTTACCTGCTATATAACAGATGGGTTCTAAAATAGCTCTTTCGATTCTGCCAAATATAGGTCTTTTCTTATTCCTATATTGTAACCATATATCTGCAGTACGTCTTTTTGCCACACCTTCAAGCCATTTTTTTATTATCCTATTGGCTAAATTATCGTTAACATAGGCATATTTTACTAAAGGTTTAAATAGTTTATGATATCCTATTTGATACGCAGGGTCTAGGTTATGGCTGTGCTTTAACCAAATAGTCTGTCTAAATGAGCCAAAACCATACGCATTGTTCATTGCTGTGCAAACTATCTTATCGCCACCACCTCCACCACCTCCACCACCTTCACCAGAGGTGTCAACGGGTTCTCCTGCACCACCAAACGTGTCTAATCCCATGTCTGCTTCTGCTTGCACTTGTTCTTGACTAGGAGAACTATCATTGTTATTATCATCTGATGTAGGTGGAGTGTAACTTGCAGGAGTTACAGATGGAAGATTTGATATTGCAGGTTTAACGTCAGGAACTATCGTGTTTAGAACATCAGCAGCTTGCTTTCCCGTAAATCCTCTATTTATCATGTCGTTAAAAAGGCTAGTTGGACTTTGTGTTCTTAATGTTGTTGGACTTCCAACTGTAAATCTATTAGTTCCTTGATTTATACCTCCAAGTCTACTTCTACTAAGTTCAATTCCTCTAGGTCCTCTAGCAGCTAAATCAACCCCTTCGAGATTAGAAAAGGAAGTATACTGTCTATTTACAGTTGAAGTGCGTGCAGTTCCTACTACAGGTTCGCCTATACCTCCAAATGCGTCTATACCTACGCCACCCGTCATTCCCCCAATAGCATCAGGCTTCAAAGCGTTTTCAAAAGCTCTATCTGGACCATATGATGTTGCTGATCTTGAACCCGTAGGAACTCCCGTCATTTGATCAACTTCTGATTCATAAAGTCCTGTTTTTGGGTCGTACAAATCTGTAGGAGTTTGAGTGAATGAAAATTGTGACCCTCTGCCAAACGGCTGTTCTTTTCTAAGGTCAGTTGCAATAGGACTATTAGAAGTACCAGCTATATATCTGCCCATTTCCAAAGCTTGTGCATATGTTCTTACACCAGACGCAAACGTACCTCTATTTCTCAACTCAGCTAAATATTTATCTGCATCGGCAATTACTCCGTTGAACATTTGATCGGCAAGAGCATCTCTAGCTTTGGCAGGTCCATATTGAGATATTTGCCCATTGGCATCCACAAAACGACCATCAGCGTTGTAGCCACCTAACCCTGTTATTCCAAAGCCACTTTCAGTACCTGCTCCACCTTGATAGTTCGGTAGCTTACCTTCTTTTAATGCAATTAAATTATGAACTTGTTGATTTGATACGCCCTGTGGTAATGTACCTATAAATTGCATAGAATTAGGTCTTCTTACTAAATACTGACCATTTATCTTTATGGCTGCACCCGTATCTGCTGAAATATTGGAAGGATCGCCTATAGCACCCTCTGTCATACCAAACGCACCTTTAGCTGCTTGAACTTCCATGCTAGCTTCATATTTCATGGCTGCTACTTTATCGCCTATTACAGAAAATGCACCTGCACCTAAATTATCAGAACCCCACGGGGTTGCTGTAGGTCCTCCAAGTATAGCTCCACCTACCATTGCTCCTGCCGCTCCTGCAAACGCTAATCCACCCGTTGTGATTGCTAAATCTTTGTTAAAAGATGATTTATCAGCTAGTCCAGCTCCTTTTTTGTAATCCGACCAAGATTTATGGCTTAAATCCATGCTTTGTAAATCTACAGCTTCAACATTTGAGTCTAAGTAGCTTTGACCCCCACTTAAATTATTGCCACTAAAAACAGTAGATAATAAATTAGTGTTATCATCCCCTCCTCCCGTATCAATAATTTGAGGAGCTTTGTACCCTGTATCATCTTTGTCATCTTTATCATCATCATCATCGCCAACATTTATACCTGTTGAACCAAGATAATCTTTGTAAAAATCTACAAAACCACCAGAGTATTGTTCTGGAGATAATGCTCTTCCGGGAACATATCCACTCTCTACTTTTCGTTCAGCCATTTTTAATTACCTTCTCATGGTTATTCTTCAAATTGAGGAGCATTTCCAGTAAACCCAGCTTCCCCTGCAGTTGGCGTAGCTCCGACTCCGATTGTGCCGTTACCATTCCCTTGATTGTTAGTTCCTTGAGGTTGTTGAGATACTCCATTAGGCTGTCCCATTCCTTGCTGTTGACTATTGGGGTTAACACCCTCGCCTGTTCCTTGTTGAGCATCTGCCATCATTCCTTTCAACATTTCTGCATATATTTGAGCTTCGTTTGTGTTATTAACTAAACTATCGGGGTCTATGTCTTGTGCTATTGCTAATTCTCTCATTAAATTTGGTATTTTTATAAAAGGTGCAAGTGTTGGATTAGCTACAGTCTGTAATAAAGCAGTCAATCTTTGACTACGTACTTCTTTTTGCATTACTGCGGCTACGCCACGAGGTTTAATTTCTAAATCACCTTCTATGTCTTCTACATTTTCATTAAATTGCATATTCCATTGAAAATACGCTTCACCAATTGGTTTTAATAAATTATCGTCTATATTTTTTATAACTGTTTTCATAGCAAGACCTGCAGAACCCATCAACATAGATAATCCCGATGCTGTTCTACCCGTTCCTGTAACGCCTGTTTGTCCGTGCATAATTGAGGGTATACCTGTCTCTTCGTCTGCAAGTTGGCGAGATATTTGATACATCTGTATATTCTCACCTGCAGTGTTTGGAAACTTAAGACCGTTGATTGCAGTTCCTGTTACACCAGACTGTCTTCGGAATATCTTTCCGGGAAATATGTCCATGTTTTGTCCGGGAACTAAACTTGCTTCATCTACATCAAACACAAGATTACCTGCAAGTGCTAAGTTATCGATAGCCATTCTTACATGACCATTCATAAGCAACTGTGCATCTTCCATGTTTTCTGCTACACCAACACCCCATAGTTGATAAGGATTAATTTCAAATGGAAATGCTTGATACGGTATTCTAGCTGGAGTAAATGGATTTGCCACACATCTAAGTATCATGTTTCCACATACCCAGACATTTACTTGAACTTGATCAAATTGAGACATTTCATTGACACCCTCCATGCCAACTTCGTCAGCATATTTTTTATCAATGACCCCCCAGTACTCAAGAACTTCAAATCTATTCTCTTGGTAGTATGGTTCGGTTTCATCTTCACGGATAGTATCTTCGTAGTACTTATCTTCGTAGTTAGGACCTTCAGCTAAACATTCTTCTATTGCTTCTGCATCAAAATGAGGTCGCATAACAAGGGATCGTAACTGTTGTCTACTCATACGATGTCTTTGTATTACATATTCACAGTCTTCAATACTAGTCGCAGAAGGATCAGGGTGAAAATCCCACACAGAAACAGATTCTATGCGAGGTACAATTTTTTCGTAAGGAACATAGGTTCTATTTCCTTGTTCGTCTTTTTGCCATTTATGAACACGTTTGTAAAAATTAAAAGGTCCTTTTACAATACCTGTACCTAAAAGTGATGCTTCAAATATAGCTCTACGAAATACGTTTACAGCATTAGTATCCAACAATTGATCGTGAATACATTTCTCCATACGTAATGCCATCTTTTGAGCAGGCTTAACTTGAGGTTCTCCCATTTTGGAAGGTCCAGCTGCTAAAACATTAGGAAGTTCTTTACCATATGAACCTAACTTATGAGGTTGGCTTAAGGATAAAGCACCCGGAGCTAACTCTTGACCGTCTCCTTCAAAACCATAAGGATCAGATACTTCATCGAGGGGTGTCTTTTGGTGGGCATACTCTTCAATACCTTCTGGCATTGGGGTAGGCTCAACAACTAATGGAAATTTTTTATTAGCAAATAGTATATCAATAATTTGACCATATGCCGCTAAAACTTTAGTCTTAGTTATTTTTATAAAGACTTTTGATCTCTCAGAATCTCTGTACTGCGTAGTAGAGTCGTATATACCTCTGAAGTTTTTGTAAGCTTGTAACCACCTATGTTCGTGAGTACGTCTTCCATTTTCAGAGTCGTCAAACTTTTTTCTTACATACCCTGCAAGACCCGGCATCTGTTCTGCTGGGTTTTGTATAGGTACAGCAGTATCATCATCTGGTTCAAGAAAATTATCAGCCATGTGTAACCTTTATATTTTAGTAATCTCTTTCTTCAGCCATCTTAAACAGAGACGCTTCTACTGTTGGTTTGGACTGTTTCTTTGGCATATCAACTTGTAACTCATTGTTACCAGTGTTGGACATATCAAAGTCCATTCCTTCTCTAGTTAATTGATTTGATCCCATTGGATCATCAACTGAAGTGTTAGATGAGTTCATTATGTATGAAGCACCATAATTGTAATTATTATTTGGCATAGTTATCTCCTATTCTGCCTTGTTTACAAATCCACCAGAGGAATATCCCCCAGCTAATCCCATTGGCATACCTGTCAATGAGCCTGAAAGTGCATCTAAAAAAGACCCACTATCTTTAGAATCCTCTGAAGCTTTTTTAACTCCAGATTCAATTGTTTCTTCTACATCCCTGATTCCAACAGGTAAAGGGTTAACAGCTTCAATGCCTGCTCTAGCTGCAGACTCATATTCTCCTCTGCCTTCTTCTTTAGATTGTGTATATTCTAAAGCTCCGGGAACAACTGGAAGAGATTTTGCTACTGTAGACCCAACCACTGCGGCTGTAGTGGCAACAGCTTTTGTTACAGGAGACTTTGCAACTTCTTCAATATTTATTCCCATGTTTTTTAAGACAGCTTTCAACCCATCGCTAAATTTTTCAGGACTGTCTGGTACGGCATCAGACGCAAGTTCTTTTTTTAGTTTAGCCTTATTTGCTTTTTCTATTTCTTGCGTTTTATATTGCTCAAGAGTAAGATTTTCTTTTTTTGCTAAGTTTGCTATTTGTTTATCAGTAAGTTCACTTAGTTTATCTTCTTTCTGAATATTTATTTGAATTTCATCTAGTTCGTACTGTGCTGTTATTTTTTTATTTGCAGCATTTATTTTTTTCTTTTCTGACTGCAGTAGACCTGTCTTTTGTGCAATATTAGCTGGATCAACTTTAGAAGGGCCATACTTGTGAATTTTATCAAAGCTATTATAGCCTTTGTTTGCTTCTACACTAAATCCTTTAATTTTTAATCCTCTGCCTGCAAATAAAGAATTAGCTGTTCCTGCCTTTATGTTAAAGCCGTCATTCCTAATAAGATTGTTAGACACTAATCCTATTCTATCATCAGGTACAACTCCAATATAATTGTCAACTAATATATCTCCACTAGTGCTGACGCCTGCTCCTGCATGACCCATCCAAGATTTTACTATGTCTGAAGGATAACTAAATTCATGCACTAATTGTCTAGCCAATATTTTTCTAATTACTTTAGGTGGAGCTTTTCCTCTTCCTGAAGCCTTATCTAAAGGAAGTTGAGCTTCAAATTTAGTTTCTAATTGAGGTCTTATGGTATTGTTCCAAACTCCATCTACCTTACTTTTATTAGTTTTAAACAAATCTATCTTAGTAAAGTTGGCATCCGAGCCTGCCGCTTCTTTTGCTTTTTCAAGTTTATCAATTAAAAACTCAGCAAACTCATCTGTGTATCTTACAGCAGGTCTTGTTTTCTGACCACTTACTTTAGCTTGAACATCCACATAAACCTGACCTGTTTCTGGATCAACTCCCGGAATTAAATCACTAAGTTTTAATCCACCATCTCCTATGTTTGTTTCTACTCGTTGACCTGTATACTTTTCATAGATCATAAAATCACGAGTATCTTGATCTATAGTTACAGTCTTGCCTGTTTTCTTGTCTACATAAGTGCTTTTGGATAAAGCGTCTTGATATACTGCATCTACATCTTTTGAATAGATAGTTCCACGCATAGGGTCTTTACCCCTATTTTGTGTTCCACCTAAACCAAAACCATCTGCAGTTCCACCTTTGCCAGTTATTTTTTTATAGTCAGAACTTTTAAAATTAGTAGGTCCTAAACTCTTTTTAAATAAAGTTTCAAATGCACCAAATGCAGCAAATCTATTAGTTGGGTATCCTACTGTTTCTGCAAAAGGTTTAGTTTCATATATTTCAAAAAATTTAGCATTTGAGTCAATTGGCGTTTCAGGATTATCATAGTGATTTATTAGTCCCTTCATGTTAGAAACATTTGCGTCAGGTCTAGTAGAAATATGACGAAGAGCTTCACCTAAAGTAAGACTTCTGTCATTTACCTTTTTAATAAATTCTTCCGAGTTCATCTGTTAATATCCAAATGTTTCATTCTGTACTTGATAGACTTGAGCCTTGATGCCATTAAGCGTTTGATGAATTGCTGCATACCCTGTCATCCTTGTCATCATCATATACCTTAGAGCATCGTATGCGTGATCTTCTGCTTTAGTGTCTACGTCTTCGCTGTTAGTTTTGGAAAGAGGAATTGCTGCCAATTGCTTGACAGTGTT